GCCTACCTTTGGAAGAAGACCGGCAGCGGCCCCCTCGATTGGCAGGTGCTTGAGGCCAGAGGGAAGGACTACGGCGTAGTCATTACAGACCTCAAACAGCGGCAATGGGGCTGGTGGGGCGTCATGGATAAATATTTTGAGTACGACCTCGCCGCAGACGGGCCAGCAGAGCCCACAGGAGCCCCGGAAAACGCGGCAAAGCCTTTCAACGGCAAATGTTCCGGCAACTCCGTTTATTTCCGTGAGGGGCCCGGAAAGGGCCACAAAGCCCTCGGCATCGTTAGGAAGGGCGAGGAGATTCTCGCACTCCCGGCCGCAGACGGATGGTGTGAAGCGGCCACCGTCATCAAATCCCGCATCGTAAAAGGCTTCATTTCCTCCAAATACGTAAAGGCAGACGCAACAGACACCGCCTCCACCCGCGCCTACCCGGCGACCTGTTCCGGACAGGACGTCAACATCAGGACGGGCCGGAGCACCGAGCACAGCAGCATCGGCACACTCAACAAGGGAGACCTCTTGATAGCCATGCCGCGAGAGGCCGGATGGTGCAACGCCGCCGCAGTGATAGAGGGGCACATCGCCGTCGGCTACGTCTTTTGCCTCTACGTAAAAAGCCGTTAGGCAGAAAGGAGGAACCCTATGAATGAACTCGCAGTAGTTTCGACCGTCCTCGGCATTCTCGGCACGGTCTGCGCCATCGTTTTCGGCCTTGCCACCTACAAGCGCAACCGAAAGAAGGATGATTCAGACGAGGGCAAGCAGAGCGGCACCGTCTTGACGGAGATAGGCTACATCAAGAGCGGCATCGACGACATCAAGGCAGAGCAGAGGGAACAGAGGAACACAAACACGCAATTCCTTGAGCGCCTCACCGCCGTCGAGGCAAGCGCGAAGCAGGCCCATAAGCGCATCGACCGCATCGAGGAGAACCACAACCACAGAGAGGAGTGACGGGCCGTGTGAAGACCTTTTTGGGGCTCTTTCGCCGGAAGAAGCGCAGGCGCAGGAAAAGCAAGGCCAAAAAGACGGAGTTCTCGAAAAAGCTCGCTGTCTGGGCCTCCTGCATAGCGACTGCGGCCGTTATATCCTCTTACGCGCTGGCGGCCTTTGAGAAGGACGCCGCCTCGGACGTCACAACGACCGTCTTCACGGCCTGCATAGGTTATCTCATCACCTACGCCGGAAAGAGCCTTGGCGAGAAGATGAGCAGGAACAAGCATCACCTCGACGCGGACGGCAACCCCATTCTGGACGAGCCGCCCGCGCCGGACGATGAAATACACACCGACCAATGAAAAGGAGGAATCACCATGACTATTTACGACATCACCCCCATCATCGAGGCTGTAGCGGCCCTCATCGCGGCCCTCATCACTGCTTTCGTCATCCCCTACATCAAAGGGAAGACCACGGCCAACCAGCAGCAGCAAATCAATGCGTGGGTACGCATCGCAGTCACGGCCGCCGAGCAGATTTACACCGGCAGCGGCCGAGGCGCGGAGAAGAAGGAGTACGTCATCAACTGGCTCCGTGAACACGGCATGACCGTGGACGAGAGCAAACTCGACGCCCTCATTGAAGCAGCAGTTTACGACCTCAACAACGGATTTCTAACCATCGGAGGCATCGCAGAGCCCGCGACAAACGCGGAGAAGTAGAAAGGAGCACCCCGGAATGAGCAACAGCCCTCTCGCGAACTATACCCTCATCAGCCCGAACAAAAACAGCCCGCGTAATCACAAAATCGACACCATCACCATCCATTGTTTCGTTGCGCAGGTAACGGCAAAGCGCGGCTGCGAGGTATTTCAGCCGACAAGCAAGAAAGCGTCCTGCAACTACGTCGTCGGCTACGACGGCAGCATCGGCCTCTGCGTGGACGAGGGCGACCGCTCGTGGTGTACCTCGAGCGGAGTGAACGACCACAGGGCCATCACAATCGAAGTCGCCAGCGACAACAAAGAGCCCTACGCCGTTACCGAGAAAGCCTACGCCGCGATGCTCGACCTCGTGACCGACATCTGCAAGCGGAACGGCATCAAAAAGCTCGTCTGGTCTACGAACAAGAACGAGCGCATGAACCACCTCAACGGCTGCAACATGACCGTCCCCCGCGACTACGCGAACAAGAGCTGCCCGGGCACCTACCTCTACAGCAGGCACGGAGAAATCGCCGCCGAGGTCAACAAGCGCCTCGGCGCGACGGACACCGCCAAGCCGGAGCCGGAGGAGCAGGCCAAGACGCTCTACCGCGTGCAGACCGGTGCATTCAAGAACCTTGCCAACGCCAAAACCCAGAGGGACAAGGTCAAGGCCGCAGGCTTCGACACCTACCTCGTACAGAGCGACGGCTACTACAAGGTGCAGGTAGGCGCATTCGCCCAGAAAGCAAACGCGACCGTCTGCGCGGCCAAGCTCAAGGCCGCAGGCTTCCCGACCTACATCACCACAAAGAGCGGAACGCCTGCGTAAGCGAGCGCCCAAAAGGAAAAATAGCCCCTGCCTCACGGCAGGGGCTATTTTTTCGTTTACGGGAAAACTAATGCCATTTTAATGCCATTGTTCTCACGGTTCCACGTAAAACCATTGAAAATAAAGGCTTTTCGGCATTCCAGACCTTATTCCCACTCTTTTGCCAAGGTTTGCGATACCGTTATTGCGGATTTACAGACTTCATTTTAGTACGCATATTCCACATATTGCGGATTATGCGCCGGAATTTTCACCCTCGCAATACCAAGCCAATGCCACGGCGAACGATGGCAATACCACAGCAATGCCACGGTTAAGCATCGCCCGGGTCGTCTTCCCCGGCCGGAGGTGTAGGCACCATTAGAGCGTTAAGCCGCTGCATCGTGTCATCGTTCCGAGCCGGATAGAGGTGCCCATACGTCCGCAGCGTTGTCTCCACGTCCTCGTGACCGAGGCGCTCGGAGATAAGCAGGACAGGCACACCCATTTCAATCAGCAGCGAGGCGTGAGAGTGTCTCAAGTCGTGCAGCCGAATTTTCGGAACGCCGGAGGCCGCGCACGCTTTCGCCATCTCCTTGTGGAAATAGGACTTCGTGAACGGGAAAAGGCGCTCATCCGGCTCGTAGTCATAAAGAGCCTCTACATACACCCGGACGACGTCGCACATCGCCTCTGGCAGCGGAACGACCCTGTTTCCCTTCGGCGTCTTCGGAGGCGTTATTACATCCTCCCCGTCTATGTTCTGGTAAGACTTCGACACCCGCAGTGTCCGGCGCTCGAGGTCTATATCATCCAGCGTAAGCGCGAGAAGCTCGCCGATACGGATTCCCGTCCAGAACAGGATGGAGAAACCGGCACGGGCCGAGGGCCTCTTTACGCAGGCCAAGAAGGTATTGAACTGCTCGACCGTCCAGAACTTCATTGCGCCAGCCTTTTTACTGCCGACGCTCCCGGCCACGTGACAGGGATTAGAACCAAGGTGATAGTAGCGAACGGCATAGTTCAGAACGGCTACAAGCTGATTGTTTATATTCTTCACATATGTCGGCTTATAGCCACCGGCCAGCAATCCCGCCTGCCATTTACGGACATGGGCGGGAGTTATTTTGTTTACGGGCAAGTCGCGGAAAAAGGGAAGGATATGACGCTCCATCAGGTATTCCTTGCTTTTCCGCGTCGAGAGCCGGAGCCGCGAGGCCATATCATCGTTGTATAGCTCGACAAGAGAGGCGAACGTCATATCACAGGATTGTTCCGACTTCGCCAGAAATTCGCGCTCAAACTCCTGCGCATCCTTCCGACGTTCAAACCCCCGCTTCTTTTTCAGCTTCCGTTTTCCAGACCAATCCGTGTAGTAGAACGAGGCGTACCAAGTCCCTCGTTTCTCGTCTTTATAGACCGGCATACACTTACGCCTCCGGGAAAAGCTCGGCGGCCTCACAGAATGTCGAGAATAGTGTGCAAGGCGCATCTTTTGGAGGATATTTCAGCGGAGCCTTAAACCCGTACACAGGCTCCCAACGGCAGCGGCAGCCCTCGTGTTTCTTATTCTCGACAAAAGCCTCGGCCTCCCCGAGCGTGAACATACGACCATCCAGAGCCGCGCAGCCCGCGCAAGCGCCACTCTTTGCAATCCAACGAACATGAGTGACTTCGTACTTCTCACGCATTTCTTTCAGAGGCATCCCAATTTCTGGCCCGGGGCGAACGATTTCACCCCGGAGAGCCTTTGAGAGAAGCTCGTCAGAACCAGCAGCCAAGGGAACCAGCATCAGCTCTTTAGCTCGCATTTCCGCGCCGTTAACACCGAGAACGGCCTCACATTGCGCTTTCCACGCGGCGAACACGCCGCGCTCGCCGACAAACGAGAGCGCCAAAACCTTCTCAAAGAGAGGCAGCGAAAGCCTCTCTTCCATTGCCCATTTCTTGAACTTGCGAAGTGAGGCACGAGGATTCCGCTCGATAAACTCGTCCAGCTTTTCAATTTCGGCCAGAGCGGAACCCGCACCTCTCCTAATCATTACGTTAAGCCCCACGGCCCTCCCTCCTTCCAACGGCAGCCCGCATAGCGGCCACAGACGGCGCAGCAGCGAGCCGGACGCCATATAGGCGCTCATAGTTTTCAATTTCCTCAACGGCCAACGCAGCGGCCCCGGCGTCACCTTCGGCGAGTTTCCTGTCAAAGCAGCGATGCAGAGCGGCCAGCTCGTCGGCCTTTATTTTTGCGCAGGCCGGGCAGAGGCCCGCCGTCAGCTCCACGCAGTTCGTTTCCGCGCCGCAGAGGCGGCACGACAGATAGCCAGTCTTCATTTCTTTTCACCCCCGGGAGAAAAGTCAACGTATATCACACGGCCGACCCGACAGCGGATTCGGGCCCGGCCGTCTTTTTATCTTCCCCGATTACTTCGGCGGGAGAGGAGATGCGGCCAGCACGGCGGTACATTTCGCTCAAGATATAAACCTGCTCCGGGCGCGGCAGCGAGTGGTACGCAGAAAGCACCTCCTCGTCGGCCGGAGACAGCCGGTATTCCTTTTCTTCCCCTGTCAAGATGTAGTCCACTGAGACAGAAAAAAACTCGGCAATCGCAGCGATGTATTCTGCGCCCGGATTCGTCCCGCGCACTTTCCACGTGCTAACGGTTTTCGCCGGAACGCCGATGAATTTTGCCAGCTCGCGCTGCTCGCGGCCAGCATCGGCCAGCAGAGAAAAGACACGTTCGCAAATCGTCATTTGAACCTCCTTGCGGCCCAGATGGGCCGGGATACGGAAAAATTTTTGAGAAAATCCGCAAATGGTCTTTACAAGCCCTCATATGCGGACTATAATTAAGCCAACAACCAACAAACGAGGCGCATTTGAGCGCCAGACCGACACGGGCCGCCGCCCGCCGCCGAAAGGAGAAGACAATGAACCTCTACCGCATTACATACGGCACCCCCGACAGCGAAACCGAGACCACCAACATCACCGAGCGCAGCGAGACCGCAGCCCGCAAGGCATTCAAGGCATCCTGCAAAGCCTTTTGCAGCATCATCCCGGACATCATCGGCATTGAGCTTATTCGAGAGGACGTCGGAGCCACCAAGCAGCAGGAACGCGACACGCTCGCAGCCATCATGCAGATGGTCGAGGAGCTCGGCCCCAACAGCTACCTCGCGACCGCGTTTGCAGGATGCTTTGAAGACGCCGAGGAGAACATCGAGAACGACTTCGCGTTCAGCATGAAGGAGCGTTACGAATCCAGCAAGAAGGACGCCGACTACTTCCACGAAGCCGCCAACACGTTCAGCAACGACCTCGACAAGGCCCGCGATGAAATCGCAGCCATCAAGGCAGAGCTCACGGACGCGCAGAACCGGCGCATCGAAGCCGAGGCCAGCTACAACAGCCTCGTTGACAGAACCACCGCAGCGGAGGCTCGCGCAGAGGCCGCAGAGGACGAAATCGTAACCCTCAAAGCCAAGCTCTACGACTACATCACCGCCGGGGCCTAACCGCCCCGGCCCGGAGAAAGGAGAAGACCATGAGACCCATCTACATCGAGGGCAACCGCAACGGCTACAGCCCGGAGCAATGCGGCCGGACGTTGACCGTCGGCGAGCTCATTGAAATCCTCGAGAGCTTTGACCCCGAACGCCCTGTCTTCCTTCGCAACGACAGGGGCTACACCTACGGCAGCATCACCGAAGAAGACATCGAAGACGCGGAGGAGGTTTCCGACGATGACTAACATCTACAAGCTCAGAGCGCAGCTCCTAACGGAAAAGTACGAGCCGTTCTTCGAGGACTTCAAGCAGTACAAAGACGACCGCATCCTCGTTCCGAATTGCAGAGACCAACTCCTCGAGGCTTGCGCGGCTATGGAAACCGTCAGTAACAACTTCGTTCGCGTGGCCTTCAACAAGGCATTCAACGAGCAGGAAGCACTCATGGAGAGCATCGTCACCCGCTTCACCGGCAAAGTCTGGAGAGACTTCAAGTGGAGGGATGCAGAATGAGCTACAGAGACGAGCTCGCCAGACGCTACGGCTGGCCCCTCAAAATCCATGCCAGAGGCTACGACGCCTACCTCGTAGGGACACAGCCCCTCCTCGAGGGCGGCCCGGCCCCCATCTATCGTTTTCCCGGAGGCGACAGCCTCGTAGATGAATGCGAAATGTTACCCGCAGAGGAGGCGAGCGACGAATTACGCACCTCCACATGAGACAGTTCGACGGCATCACCGTCGGCATGGAAGTTCAAAGCCCCGCAGCCTTCCGAGCCTTGAAGAAGAACATCACCTACGGCGAAGTCAAACCACGGGGATGGAGCCGCCCTACAAAGCGCAGGCTTGTTCCGGCCAAGTATGTCGCCGCAGCAATGGGGCAAGCCGCATGGCTCGTCACCGAACACAAGGCCATCGAAACCGTAAGCTGGGAGGACAGCGGAGACATCTACCTCGTCTATGACGAGCCAAAGGAGGTAACGCCGTGAACACTTACGACATCTACCGCCTCGAGACCCCGGAACAGGTTGTTTCCCACCAGCAGGCGAACAGCCCGGAGGAGGCACTCGAGAAAGAAGCTCGGCAGCGCCCGGACAGCCTGCTCGACACCACGCTACTCACGCTTCTCGACCGGGATGGGGCCTATGGGCCCCGCCTCGCCAGAGCGTAACGCGGTCGCCGAACACAGCTACCCACACAACAGTATACCACAAGCGCAGCCAACAAACAAGCCAAACAAGAAAGGAAGTGAAGAAAATGCCAGCCCGCAAGAACCCTAAGACCGCTTTCGGCCTCGAGCTTTTGCAGTTCTGCGCCCGGAACGGCATCACCTACAAGCAGGTAGCGGCGGCAGCCGACGTCAAGCACTCCACCCTCGTCGAATGCACCACCGGCCGCTGTGCCGGACACGAGCTCATTCCCAAGGTGCGCCGCTACATGGAGGACTACGAAGCCTCCATCGCCACCAACCGAACCTAACCAGAGAGGAGAACCGGCCATGCAACAGACCTACAAATTCCTGTTCGTGGGCGACGTCATGGAAATTCTCGGCATCTCCAAATCCAAAGCCTACGAGATAATCCGAAAGATGAACAAGGAGCTCGAGGCCGAAGGGTACGAAACCATCGCGGGCCGTGTTCCGCGCCGGAGATTCTGCGAGAAGTTCTACTGCGGCGAAGACATCACCGCCAAGAAGCCAGAGAGGAGGAAGCCCCATGTATAGGCCCCAAAGCCGCGAGGAGTTCAGACGGCAGCAGGAGCAGCGCAAGCGCATACGCGCAGACCTACGCGCTCTTTCCCGCGTCACGACGCTCATCATCTTCGGCGGCATTATTGCCCGCATCGCGTTCATCATGTTCGACAAGCTCACCTCCCGAGCCGGTTTACCCGGCGGCGAAATGTTCCTCCCGCTTTACGTCATCGCACTCCCGTACTTCGGATGGAAGCTGCGAGCATGGTGCCACCCCGAGAAACCGAGACGGAAAATCAAGAGAAAGGAGACCTATAAATGCACAACTACTTTTGTCCAGCCTGCGGATGTGCCCTTGACCCCGGAGAGAGGTGCGACTGCCGCGAGAATAACGCAGAGCAGCCGACCCACAAGCTGGTGACCTATGCCGATTGGGAGGCGGCCGGGAGTTTTGAGGAAGCGGCCAGCCCCGGCGACTATGTGGAGGAGCGCATCGTCGATGAAATGCGCGACTGCCTCCCGCCCGCGTTTATGAGCTTCGGATTCCTACAGACGGGCGAGCCGTACAGCCACGAACTCGACCCGGACACCGGCAAATGGCGACCCACATTCGCGACCTTCAAGAAGGACGGACAGCATTGGACTTACTGCGGCAACTGCTTCTACAAGCAGGACACGCCGCCGAAATCAGAAAGGAGACATTGAACCATGTACCGCTATTATTCCACGCAGCGCCCCGTCGCACCCGGAACTTACCCGGGCCGCCCGGCAACCCTCGGGAATTACGGCAGCAACGGAACCGACATCGACTACCTCGGCCGCGTTTGGGGCTGGCTCGACTACGAAGACGAGCTCACCGCAGAGCAGGCCGACGCCTACGAGCTCAAGCCTGCTGGGCAGACGCCTATGTACTACGCCATCAGCGAGACGACTGCGCGGCAGGCCAAGCGCATGAACAGCTTTAGCGACTATGTAGAGGGCAGCGCGACCGCAGGCTACCGCGTCGAGGTTGACAGGGCTGCATACCTCGCGTACCGCCAGAAGCGCCGCATCGACCCCATGTACCACGACCGCGTAGACAGCCTTCTCAACACCTACGCCCGCAAGCTCGCAGAGAACCTCAACGCCAACTACTCCATCCAGACCCGATGCCCCTCCATCCTCATCGCGGGCGGCAGCAACTTCCCCGTTTCAAAGAAAGAGAAGCAGAACCGCGCCGCAGACCGTAATATGCAGGAGTGGAAAGACATCCAAGGCATCCTCGACAAAATCCGCAGCACGGGCAAGGGAGGCATCAGCAGCGACGACCCGGCAGCCGTCACCAAGCTCAAGACCAAGCTCGCAAAGCTCGAGGCAGCGCAGCAGACGATGAAGGACGTCAACGCTTACTGGCGCAAGCACAAGACCCTCAAGGACTGCCCCTACCTCACGGAGGAGGAAATCGCAAAGGCCGAGGCAGCTATGGGCTCCGATTGGCACCTCGAAGACAAGCCATTCGCCTCGTACTCCCTCTCCAACAACAACGCGAACATCCGGCGCATCAAGGAACGCATCACGGAACTCGAAAAGCGCAGCAGCAGCGCGGCCCCGGACGGATGGGAGTTCGACGGCGGCAAGGTCGTTATGAATACCGATGAGAACCGCATTCAGGTGTTCTTTGACGAGAAGCCGGACAACGACACCCGCACGGAGCTCCGTGGAGCAGCGTTCAAGTGGGCCCCCTCACAGGGCGCATGGCAAAGACAACTCACCGACAACGCCATCCGGGCCGCGAAGTACCTCAAGTGCCTCAAGCCTACGGACTGACCACCACCCTCAACCACGCCTATATTCTACCGCAGAAAGGAGGCGAACGGCGTGTCAAACCAAGTAACATCGACCACCCCAACATATCTCCGTGAGGCACGTTTGTCGGCCGGATATGTGTCACGAGAAACGGCGAGCATAGACCTTCCGCACTCGCCCGAGACCATCGGACGGCATGAGCGCGGAGAAGTTACCCCAAGCCCGGACGACATCACACAGTACGCGCAGGGCTACAACCGCCCGGACATCATGCTCCGCTATTGCAGCGATTGTCCGATAGGGCGCAAGACCGGCAAGACGGCCACAGACAGAGACCTCCCGTGGGCCGCGCTGCGCGTCAGCCAAAGGCTGCGCAAGGCAAAAGAAATCGCCGACACGCTCGAGAGCATTGCCGACGATGGAATAGTGGACAGCTATGAACGGGAGGACTTCGACCGGGCGCTCGAATTTCTTCGCTCGCTCGAGGAGACCATTACAGACATCGCAATCTGGGCCATGTCCAGAGACATGGGAAAAGGCCGCCCTGCTGCAACAGAAACGGCCTCTGGTAAATAACCTACGCTTATTCTACACCGGCCAAGGCCGGATGTCAAGGAAAGGAGCATTTTCAATGGCAAACAACAGCATCGCGGGCACCATCGTACAGCTCAACGAGTATCCGCCCGATAAGTTTAACGTCCTCATCCCAGTCACGACCATGCAGGTAATGAGCAACCTGCAACGCATCATCGTGAACAAGGTACAGCTCGACGTCAGCGACCCGGAGAACAGCAAAGACGTCTACCGCGAAAAGAGCAGCGGCAAATACGCCATCACCAAGGTAGGCGGCATGAAGCTCGCAGCAGCGGCCAACATCAGCATCGTAGACACCGAGAGCGGCATGACGGACGGCTGCAAGCGATGTGTGGACATGGCGCGGGCCGTCGGCAAACCCAAAGCCTGCGGCACTTGCCCGGCGCAGTATAACGTGGCCGTGACCGTTACCATTCGCGTCCCGGAGCCCTCCGGCGGCTTCCGCTTGATGAAAGCCACCCGCGAAATCGACTGCGCAGCAGAAAAGGAGAGCATGACCGACGCACAGTACAAGCGCTTCCTGCCGCACCGCACAGCAATGGCAGAGAGCAAGGCATTTATGCGGGCCCTTCGCGCAGCCCTCGGCCTCGCAGCAACCTACACCATCCCGGAGCTGCGCAAACCCTTCATCATCGCGCACGTTGTTCCGAACCTCGAGGCCCCGGAAATCAAGGAGGCCGTAGCAGCCAACTACCTGCAATCCATGGGGATGCTGTTCGAGGGCGCAGGCAGCCCCCGCGCAGCCATCAGCGGCAATTCGGCAGCGCTCCCGGCGGCCGTAGATGTTCCAGACGACGGAGCCGACAGTGGCTACCCCACGCCGGACATTCCGGACGAGCCCGATGATGCCCCGGATTTTGAAAACCCGAATCTCATCTTCTGCGACGACTGTGGCGAACAGATTGTAGAGACGCAGGCCCGCAACGGCCAGACATGGACGCCCGAGAACATCCGCAGCTACAGCAAGCGCCAGTACGGCCGCTGCCTCTGCGCCAAGTGCCAAAAAGCGGAGCGGGCCTCGAGAGGAGGCCGCTGATGCTTAACGACAAAATCACCAAGATATGTGAGCGCCTCGATTGGTCAATCTACCTCGGCGCGAACGAGGACGTGGAACTCCGCAAGGAATCCCCGGCCGGAGAAGATTTCAGCATTTGCGTGGATTCCAAAAACTTCATTCAGAACGTCAAGGAATACGCGGCCAACTTCGACATCGACGAACACATCGAACTGTGGATAGAGGCAAAGCGGAATGGCGTCAAAGGCGTTCCAAGCGCCCGCGAGCTCGTGTATGACGCAGAGGCCATTTGCAAGATGCTCCAAGAGCTTGCGGCGGCCCTCGCAAAGGAGGAACCGGCATGAGTGAGAGCAAGTACGAGAAGATTTACCGCCTCGCGAACGAGAAGACCGGTCGCGCAAGATGGATGGAAACAGCCATATTCCCCCTCGCAGCAGACCTCGAGGAGCTCACCGGCCAGCCGGTTGTCGTGAGCGGCCCCTTCGGACTTAGAGCAGCGGTCTACATCAAGCTCGGCAAAAGCACCATCACCATCACGCCGGGATTTCAAGACGACCGGCTCGAGCTCTACTACGACACCGGGAGGGCGACGGGCAGATACGAGCCCCTCACCCTCGGAGATTTCAACGGATTCAACAACGAACAGGCACGGCTCCCCGAAAGGCTCGAGGACGTCGCCGCTCTGTTCCATAAGGAGGCAGCGCAATGAAGATACTCCACACCGCCGACACGCACCTCGGCGACCTCAACGGCCCTGTCAGAGACGGGAAGAACGCCCGCAGGCAGGACACCCTCGCCTGCATGAAACACATCGTAGAAGTAGCCGAAAAGGAGAAGCCGAATGTCAGCATCGTAGCGGGCGACCTTTTCAACCGCTCCCGCGTTTGGGCTGATACGGCCCTTGACGATGTAAACGACGCCATCACGACATTCCTGCGGCCCCTTTGCAGATGCAGCGAGCAGGTAGTTCTCCTGTTCGGTACAGAGAACCACGACAACCCACGCGCATTTGAGACTGTGCGCGAAATCACCAAGGACGAAGCAAACCTCCACATCTACACCACGCCGGGCATCGAGCGCCTCACAACCAGCGAGGGCGACATGCAAATCCTCGCTCTCCCCGGCTTTGACAAGGGTCGTCTACGGCTTTTCGTTCCGGGCGTGGACAAGGAAACAGAGAACCGCAACGCGACCGCACTCATCAACGACGTTCTTCTCGGCCTTTCCACGGAGCTTGACAAGAGCATCCCGGCCATCCTCGTCGCTCATTACACCGTAGCCGGAGCGGAGGCCGACAACGGCAGCACCTTCCTCGCCGGACAGGACGTAGTCATCCTCCCGTCCACCATCGACAGCACCGGCGTAGACCTCGCGTGCTTCGGTCACATCCACCACCCGCAGAAGCTACCCTGCAACACCCCGGCGTACTACTGCGGCAGTCCGAATCAGCTCACTTTCAACGACGAGGGCACGGAACACGGATTCTACATTCACCAGATGATTACATCGCCCGTCAGCCTACCGGGCACGGCCGTCAAAAGCAAGTTCATCAACACCCCGGAGCGCAGACACTACACCTACCGCCTCGGGCCGGACGACATCGCAGCGTACACGGCCACCGGCAAACTGCCGGAGACCCCGGCCGCGATGAAAGACGCCCTCGTTCGCGTCCGATACACCTGCGCCCCGGACATCGACAAGGCACTCAACCGAGCCGAGCTGCAAAAGGCCCTCGTTGCAGCAGGCGCGTTCTACGTCGCAGAAGTTCTCCCGGAGGACATCGAGGACGTCAATGCAGCCCCGGAGCTCACGGAGCACGAAGGGCCGACTGAGGCCCTTCACAGATACCTCGAGCGTGCAGAGCTCGACCCGGCGACCATCAGCCGCCTCACGGAGTTGGCCGCACCGCTCATTAAAAGGGCCGACGACGGTCGAGACGCGGACAAGCGTACCGGCAGCTTCGCACCCGTCAGAGTAGAGGTCAAGAACTACCGCAGCTATTCCGCAGCGGATTTCACATTCGAGGACATCCGCATGGCAATGGTCAACGGCCAAAACGGCGTCGGAAAGAGCAGCCTGTTCATGGACGCCATTGCGGATTGCCTTTTCGAGCAGACCCGAAAAGAGGACATCGGCGGCTGGGTACGCGACGGCACCAAAAGCGGAGCCATCACCTTCGAGTTTGCTATGGGGCCGGAGACCTACCGCGTCATCCGCACCCGCACCAAGGCCGGACGCGGCACACTCGCCATCCACCGTCGCAACCCGGGCACCGATGAATGGCTCGACGAGAGCGACACGACGATGAAACTCACGCAGGCCCGCATCGAGCGCATCCTCGGAATGGACTGCAACACCTTTTGCAGCGTAGCCCTCATCCGGCAGGACGCCTACGGCCTGTTCCTCGACGCGGACAGCGACCGCCGCATGGAAGTGTTGAGCGCCCTCCTCGGCCTTGACATTTACACCCGGCTCGAGGAGCTCGCAAAGGACTGCTCCACGGAGCAGCGCAGGAAAATCGCAGCCACCCGCGAGCGTCTTTCCATCCTTGAGGAGCAGATAGCAGCCAAAGCCGCCCTCGAGGAAGACATCACAAGCATCGACGAGAAAACAGCAGCGGCCAGTGCAGAGACAGAAACCCTCGACGCAGTCATCGCAGAGGCACAACGCAGCGAGGCCATGCGGGAGGAGCTTACACGGCAGGCCGACGAGAAACTCAAGGAGGCCGACCGGCTGGAAGCAGACGCGGCAGCCAAACGGCAGCAGGCAGAAACCGCCCGCAGGAAGCACAGCGACGCCGAGCGCCTCGCAGCAGCCCTTCCGGCAGCAGAAAAGGCAGCGGCCGACGTGGAGGCAGCTCGCGCAGACATCGAGGAAACCGCGCCAGACGTCGAGAAACTCCGCAGCCTTACCCAAGAGGCCAATTCTATCGGAGAGACCCTCAAAACGTCGCAGAGCGTCGTTGAGAGCCGCCAGAAAAGCAAAGAGCAGGCCCGGGCCATCCTTGAGCGCAAGGAAGACATCGAAGCAGCGGCCGCAGCCATCGAAGCACTCGTCCCGGCCCGCAGGGAGGCAGAGAGCCGCCTCGCCAAATTCACAGAGGCACATAAGGCGCTCGTAGCAGCCAAGCAGGCCCGCGATACATTCCTCACCGAGAGCCGCGCCCGCATCGACAACATCAATCAGCGCATCTCTTACTACGGCAAAACGGCGGCCATCCTCGACGACAGCGGATGCCCGCACCCGGAGGAGGCGACCTGCAATTTCTTGAAGAACGCCGTCACGGCCAAGGGAACGCTCGACGCCCTCAAGGAGACGCTAGAGAAGACCCGGAAAGAAGACCGCACAGAGTACGACCGCCTTTCCGTCGAGTACGGAGCGGCGAAAGCGCAGTACGACACCGTAGGAGACCCGGCAGCCGACATCGCAGCCATCGCGGACAAGGAACTACAGCACAAAGGGCTCGCAGCCCTCGCGCCAAAGCTGGCAGCAGCAGAGGCGTCCGTCAAGGAACTCGACGCAGCCATCGCAGCCGAGGAGGCAAAGCAAGCCGAGGCCCGGGCCCGGCTGGAAGCCATTGAAGCGGAGAAGAAACCACTCGAAGCCGCCGAAGCTCGTGCAGAGGCCGCCAGAGCGTCGCTGAAAGCATCGAAATCCCTCGCCGACACACTTCCCCAATGCAAAGCCGCAGCAGCCACAGCGGCCGCCCTGCTTCCGCAGATAGAGGCGTTCGAGGCAGAGGCCACGGAGCTTGACGCAAAAAAGGCGCTTACCGTTATAGACGCTGGAGAAATCCGAGCCAGAATCCCGGAGGGAAGCGGAAACCTCGAGCAGCTTACCGCCCGCAGGAAGACACTCGCCGACCACCTCACCAGCCTTGCAACCGAACGCGGAGGCATCCAGACCCGTCTCACAGCCATTGAGGAGGCAGCAGAGCAGGCCACCGCCTACCGTGCAGAAATCAGCGCGACGGCCAAGACCCTCGACGACTACCAGACGCTTGTGCAGGCGTTCGGCCTCGACGGCATCCAGTACATGATTATTCGTGGTGTCGTCCCCGAAATTATGCACCGCAGCAACGACATCCTCGCAGCCATGACCGGCGGCCGTATGGCCGTAGACATCCGCACGGAGAAGGAGCAGCGAAGCACGAAACAGATCGTGAACAGCTTGGAGGTCTGGATTTCCAGTATCGCCGGAACGAACCGTCCGTATCTCTCCCACAGCGGCGGCGAGAAGGTGAAAATCGCTCTTGCGGTCACGCTGGGCCTCGCGGACGTAAAAGCCCGCCGCGCCGGCGTCCAGCTTGGAATGCTGTTCATCGACGAACCGCCTTTCCTCGATGCAGACGGTACAGAGGCCTACGCCGATGCGCTCACCAACATGGCCGCCAGAAATCCTGGGATGCGTATTCTGGCAATCAGCCACGACCCGACCATGAAGGCAAGATTTTCCCAGAATATCACTGTTTCCGCCGGAGAGAACGGTTCTACGGTGAGCATGGAATAAGCCGAAGCACCGGCACCAGCGTAAGGAAGGAGGTGCCGCCGATTGAATTATCTCTTGGAGATCAACGCCTTCGAGCGAAGGATGCGGGGGCACCCCCTTCCTACGACGGCGCAGCTCCTATGGTATAAGCTGATGCAATTCGCAAACCGTTTGTACTGGCCGGAATGGTTCTCCATCGACAATGAGCGTCTTGCTTCCCTACTGAATGGCTCAGTAGGGACAGCAAGAACGGCCCGCGATCAACTCATAGAGGGCGGTTACCTTTGTTTTGAACGCGGCGTGAAGTGCAAGCCGAACCGCTACAAGCTCATTCCCGTCACCACGATTGAGGCCAAGGAGGCCGGGCAGCGAAACATATACAACATCCCACTTGCCGAGGGTATCGAAGAATACTCAGAAGACGTGCAAGACCTTACCCGCTATTTTGGCTGGACGGACGCCGTAGGCGCCGAGCTCAAGAAAATCACCGGCGAGCTTTTCGGCGCCTATGCACCAGATATGCGGCCGACGCCCAGAGACGAACAACGGATATTTGAGTAACTACGACAGAGCACCGGAACCGGCGCCGATGCGACCATCACATTCCCGATAGAACGGAAACAGCTTCTCGCCTACGCTTTTGAACAGGCCAGCCGCGCCGGCAAAATCAACTGGAATTACATCGACGGCGTTATGAGGAAGCTGCATGAACGCGGAATTACCAATCTGGACGAAGCCTATGACTACGAGGCAAAGCGAGCCGGATGGTGAGAAAGGAGACCTTTTGAAACGAATATTTATGCTTATCGCCACCCTTTTCATTCTCTCAGCAACGACAATCATCGTCCTCGCTTCTGGAGCCTTCAACGGCGAAGGCGAGCCCTCAGAAACGACCTTTGTGCGCACCACCCCGACGCCGGCTACGTCCGACGCCCCCACAGCTACATACATTCCTCTGCGGGAGCTCGTACCGGAGGAGCCCGAAACGCCCGAGGAAACCGAGCCAGAGCGCCCCAAGTACCGTGACGACATTGTAAGCGAAGGCCGGCTGCTCGCCTATGACCTCCAGGAGATCATGCAAGGCTACTGTGAGCAGTACGGCGTCCCCTACGCCCTCGGTATTGCTATGGCGGAGATAGAGACCCACTTTGACGCAGACGCGGTGAGCAGCACCAGCGACTACGGCCTCATGCAAATCAACAAGTGCAATCACGACTGGCTCCTCAAAGAGGGCTTCGACGTTACAACCTACGACGGGAACATCGGCGCCGGCATCTACATGATTGGCGGCTATATCGAGACCTACGGAGACATCGGGCTCGCATTGATGGCCTATAACTGCGGGCCCAGCGGCGCCCAAAAGCTGTGGAGCCAGGGCGTCTATTCCACGGACTACACACGGAAGGTCATGGACGCCTATAACCGCTGGAGCGAGGTGCTGGAGGTAGCGCCGTGACAATGTGTAGTATTTTCAACTGCGACCGCCGACACAATGGAGATCACGGCGGTTCTCCAGCACGGAGAAGGCCGGCCGGAGTGGGGCGCCGAACCCGGAAAGCCTTGCTTCATTCTCCGCATCCTGTCTGTAAAAAGCGTTTGAACGCAGAAAGGAAAATAACCTATGAACCTCCACAAAAGCAAGATTGATTGGTGTACGCACACCTGGAACCCCGTCACAGGCTGCCTGCATGGCTGCGACTACTGCTATGCCAAACGCTTCATCGCCAGATTTGAGCCCCACGCCTGCGAAATGGTACTCCCGGAACCGCTGGAGTTCCTTCCGAAAGGCTCCGGATGCTTTATCATCGACGAGCCCTCGAAGCTCTACGACGAGAATGTAAATTACCTCAGAAGCACCCCATACCCCAAGGGATTTGCGCCGACCTTCCACGGCTATGCGATGGATTATCCTACAAAGCGCCGCATCCCTTCCAGGGTGTTCGTCAGCAGCATGGGAGACCTTTTCGGCGCGTGGGTACCGGCCGCGTGGATTTACGAGGTGTTTTCCGAGTGCTTGAAGGCGCCGCAGCACACCTATCTGTTCCTCACGAAGAACCCGCAGCGATACCAGGAGCTCGCGGCCGCCGGAAAGCTGCCCCAGGAAGATAACTTCTGGTATGGCTCGACGGTCACGGGGCCGGACGAACCGTTCTGGTGGAGCAAAAAGCACAACACCTATGTCAGCATTGAGCCGCTGCTCAAGCCCTTCGAGGAGGTTGGAGCCGACGCGGTGAAAAAGGTGGGATGGGTAATCATCGGGGCCATGACAGGCCCGGGAAGCAAATTCCGCCAGCCGCGACCGGAATGGGTGCAGGCAATCGTAAATGACGCCCAGAGCGCCGGCGTCCCTGTTTTTATGAAAGATAACCTCAAGAAGGTCTACGGGGACAACCTTCTTCGTGAACACCCCGAAGGAATGGTATGGCCGGAGGAGGGCCACCGCTGATGAATTTCACAAAAGACCAACAAATCGTCATGCTGCACGACGCAGCGCGGGCATCCGGCATGGACGGTCATATCGTCAGCGAGCCGCCTCCCGGCACAACGGCCGAACGAGTTATGACCTGGTTCGGCGGCCGCAAGAACACTCCCAGGAAAAACAGCTATTTGTATCTCGATAGCGTAGACGCCTGCTTCTTCTATTCCGATATTGGTGCCCCAACCGTCACGCTTACGGCCCGCTGGAGTTGCGGAGCGAAAGACCTCGACCGACTGGCGGACGCTGCAGAGCTCATAAAGACTATGCTCCAGAACATGAAAGCCCAGGTAGAAAAGGCGGAAGCGCCGAAGAATGAGGAGGCCCCAAATGCCTGAGCTTATTGAGAAAGGAAAGGCCGTAGCTTACCTCAAAAGCCGTGAATGCGAGTCCTCTGATGAATATGGAAAGTATTGGATGGCCGGATTCCGTGCGGCACGGGAAGCCATAGAGAAATTCCCTACCATTACCACAAGCGCGACTACACTTACGCCAAGAAAAACGCCACACCCTACACTGAAATACCCAGGAAGCAAGTGGCGAATGGCAGAATGGATAATTTCACTCATGCCTCCACACAAAAGCTATTTGGAGCCATTTTTCGGAAGTGGGGCTGTATTCTTCAAAAAGCTCCCGAGCCGCATTGAGACCATCAACGACTTGGACGGCGAGATCGTCAACCTATTCCGCTGCATCCGAGAACAGCCGGAGGAGCTGATGCGGGCCGTGGCTACCACCCCGTATAGCCGGGGCGAGTATGAACAAGCATGGCGGCATTTCAAAGAGGGCGGCCAAATCCGGTCGGACGGCATCGAAGCAGCCCGACTGACACTTGTGCGATATTGGCAGGCCCACGGAAGCACCGTCGTTTACAAAGGCGGCTGGAAAAATGACAGGGCCGGCCGGGAGTACGCCTATGATGTACGCTATTGGAGGCAGCTTCCCGAATGGATAGCAAATGCTGCGGAACGCTTGAAGTCGGCCCAAATTGAACAAGCTCCCGCTGTTGAGGTCATTAAGCGATTTCACCACCACGACGTTCTGATTTACGCTGACCCACCTTATGTTCTATCCACACGAAAAGGAAAGCAATACATCGTGGAAATGACGGAAGACGCTCAGCACATTGAGCTTCTTGACGCATTGAAGGAGCATCCAGGGCCGGTCATTCTATCAGGCTACGACAACGATCTATATAACATTCACCTGCAGGGATGGACGAAACTGCACCGGAAGGCACAAGCCGAGGGCGGAGCGGCCAGGATGGAAACAGTTTGGTTGAATTACAAGCCGAAAACAGGAGGGCAAGATGAATTGCTATGACTGCTATGCAAAAGCGTACTGTATGGCTGCCGCAGAGCCCGGGAGCGTTGTTTGCATGATAAACAGAATGAGATATGGCGGGACACACGCAGACGACAGGCCGCCAAGGCAAGCCGGAGATTTCTGCCAATACTGCGGGCAGCACCTACGGGTAATTGGCACGGAGCGTTTTTGCAATAACGTGAACTGCCCGAACCGATTTGAAAGTGTTTAGGGGGGCGAATGATGGCCGATTATATTGAACGAACCGAAGCCCTTATACTGGCAATGAACGCAGGAGCAAGGGCAATCGAAAACACCAAAAGATACCACGGCGCAAGTTACACACGCGATGCGTTTTCAGCCGACAGTAAAACAATCCCCTACTTAGAAGCCGCGCGGGTACTTCGAGACGCAAGTGACGCGCCAGCCGCCAGCGTTGCGGAGGTAGAGCACGGGGAGCCCGTTACAAAAATCCGCACAGTTATGCTGACCGGATACCGCGAAGAAATCGGAGTGTTTGCAGCGGACGGCTCTAATCTTTACCGCAAAAAGATGGCACAGGCGGACATCCCGTATGACCATTGCCCGGTGTGCGGCGCTGTTCTCTGCTCCCGTTGGCACAATTTCTGTGGCAAATGCGGCGCAAAGATGGACGGAGGGCAGCAGAATGAATGAGCGCCAGAAAATCGACTGTGCCAAAGAGGAAGACCGCAAGGTGCTCGTAGCAATTCTCGCACAGAACGGCTACACCGTCCGCTGGGGCCGCGAAAAGCGCGGCAGCAGCAACGCATACACCCATTTTGTTGAATACTGGAAGGAGGGAAAGTAAATGCAGCTTGTTTATTACCGCAATCAGGAAGGCAAGATTATGAGCCATCACAATGTACCGAAGGACTGGACGCCGGAATACCTCAAGGAGCAAATCGAAAAGTATAACAGCACGAACGGCCCCAGCCATAAAGCATTTCTCGTTGAAGTGGAAGACGGGAGCTTCGAGCAGTATCTTTTGGACAGCCTGCACAGGAAGTACCGTCTCGCCGCCGACGCTATCCAGGCCGCCAAAGACGCCTTGTGCGAGGCGCTGGACTGCATTGAGAGTTTGGAGGTGAAAGAGCGATGAAACGGAATTGCCGAAGAACGGACGACGAGCGAGATCAGCACGACCGCGCGACGCGCATCCGGAAAATGACCGATGCTCAGATTTGTTCGTATATCGACGGCTTAGAGCAGAAGGCCGCAGCCGCCGTAGCGGCGCCCAAGAAGACCGAGGATGCAATCAGGCATTTTGTTGACAGCCTTGCCGTCAGAACGGACAGCGGCAACCGCATCAGCGATGCGACCATCCGAAAAATCCGGCAGATGGCCTATGAAATGGGCTTCCTCACCGTGGAAGACGGAGGCTGATATGGAACGACTAACGAAGCGAGTTAACGGTGTAGTCACATACATCGGGAAGGAAAACAAGTATGGCACGGGCATGATTGCCGCAGAAACATTATTTTCGGTCTCAGCGGTACGGGAAATCCTGTTGCGCCTCGCCGCATACGAGGACACCGGCTATGAGCCAGAGGAAATCCCCGTAGCCATCCAGGAGGCCGCAAAAGCCAGCGAGCACAATACCGCCTGCATTATGGCCGAGGTTATCGCCGGAGCAGTGAAAGACACCATCGACAAGTATTGCACACCGCCCGTGAGCAGTACGCTATGAACTGCTACGGATGCAAATGCAATCACTGCCTCTACAACTGCGAGCTGGAAAGCTGGTATTTAACGCCAGGAGAGGTAGAGAACGTCGAAGACATCTGCTATTTCTGCGACGAGTGCCGAGGCTTTGACGGGGATTACCGCAAGAGAAGCAATTATAGGACTGAGTGCAGCCGCCAGCGTTTTCCGAAGAGGTACCTCGCGCAAGAAGAACTTATTGCGCAGCGGCGCCGGCGGCGCCTCGTCGTCATAAAGTGTGCAAAATGTTGTGGAAATGTTGAAGTTTCACATGAAACTACAAATATTGAGCCAATAAAATAAGGTTTTTAGGAGGGATGCCTATGTGGCAGAATAGCCAGAGCCGCGACGCTGCCAGGCGCCAGTATCAAGGCTCGATAAGCCGGGCCAACGGGCTGCATTTTGAGGAGATCATAGACGCCGGATGCAATTATTACCGCGTAAAAGGTGCCGCAGACATTGAGAAGACGCCGGAGCCCATGCGCCCCATCAAGGACATGGGCGGCGGAAAGTTTCTCGCGGTCTACACGAAGGCAGCGCAGGCGGACTACAAGGGCCTCCTCGCCGGCGGCCGCGCCATCAACTTCGAGGCCAAGCACACAGACACCGGAAGAATGGAGCAGAGCCGCGTTACCGAAGACCAGGCGGAGCGCCTGCAGCGATGCGCAGCCCTTGGAGGTATCGCCTTCGTCCTCTGCTCCTTCGGCCCGATGGACTTTTTTCGGGTACCCTGGAATGTTTGGCAGAACATGAAGGGCCGTTTCGGCCACAAGTACATAACACCCAAGGAAGTAGAAACCTTCCGCGTCCGCTTCGGCGGCCCGGGCGTACTGCTTTTTCTGGAAGGCATAGGAGGGAAACATGGATTACCAGACACAGAAAATTAAAGAGCTGCTTGCGCTTATCGAGCAGCACCCGAAACTCCCGGTCGTTCCGATGGTGGCGAGCGAAATCGTCTGTGACGATAGCTGCGCTCGCTGGAAGGGCTCGTGGGGCGCCGCAGAAGTGACGAAATACATCTGCGGCGAGGAACACATCTTCTTTTTCGACGACAGCGACATGGGCGAGGTCGAGAATACGCTCACCGAGGTTGTGGGCTGGGACTGGTGCGAGGAGCACAACACCAACGAGGAATGGCTCGAGAAGTATCGAGGCCTCGGCTGGACAGAGTGCATCGCAGTCAACATCAACGAAGCAGATTGAGGAGGAAGACATGAGTAATTTCAAAACCGATGTTCAGCTTCTTGCGGATTTACAGAGCCTTATCAACGAGGCCGACAAGACTGCGAACATGGACACCACCACCAGCGGCATCGTCGGCCGCGTTCTGCCCGGCGGCAAGGGCTTAATCCCCGCAGCGCAGAAACGGGCCCGCCATCAGATTGACGTCCTGACCCGTGCGCGGGACAGGCTCTCCGAGCTGATGGAAGCCCAGCACAAGTAAGGGAGGGCGGCAGCATGACACCGACGTCGTTCCCGGAACAGAATATTATATTCAACCCGCCGGAGGGCATGGAGGAGCGTTGCGACCCGCTGCCTGCCTTCCGTGGAGAGGGACAGGTAATTTCTTGCTGGCGGCTCACGTTCTGGGAGCGCGTCAAGCTGCTCTTTACCGGCCGGCTGTGGTTCAGCGTTATAGGAAACGCGCAGCCCCCTATTTGGCTTGGAGTACATTGTCCCTTTATCAGAAACCGCAGGAGGTGAAGCCCCGTGGCAGAAAAGAAGCCCAGCATCGAGGAGATCATAAAAAAGAGCGTGAACGCAGCCGTCCGCGCAGCGCAGCAGGCCCCGAAGGACGCATACAAGGCCACGGAGAAGCGCCTCTATGCGCTGCCCTATTTGAAGCAGAAATGCGAAGACGACCGCGAGCTCTACCAGGAGCTTTTGACCTACGGGCCGCGCCAGAAGTCGAAAAGCATCGTCAGGTTCCAGAAAAACGGCGTCGCCCTCACCCCGGACGAAATCTTCTCCGCAATCAAGCAGGACATGGAAGCCACCATTGCCGCCGATGAAGAAGAAATCAACGCCGTAGAACGTGCCATCGCCACCATACAAGGCGACAGGTACGAATACTGCGTCACCGGCCGGTATTTTGAGGAGACGGACGACGAGACCATCGGACAGACCCTTGGGTGCGACACATCGACGGTCTGGCGGAACCGGAAGCGCCTGGTGCAGCGTATAGCGATCATGCTTTATGGGGCCAGAGCCGTCCGATAACCCCGTGCAAAAAGACGGTGCATTTTTGCAATTTGCTTTTGAGATTTTTTCGTGGTAGTATTATTACCATGAAAAATTGCGCAGAGCAAAAGCGCCCGTTACAGAGAATGTAGCGGGCGCTTTTTATGCCAGAAAGGAGTAACCTGTGGAAATACGGAAAATGAAGCTCTCCGAGCTAACCCCGGCGGAATACAACCCCAGGGTGGAACTGAAACCGGGCGACCAGGAATGGGAAGCCCTTGACGAAAGCATCGGCAACTTCGGCTATGTAGAGCCGATTGTATGGAACGAGCGCACCGGCAATATCGTCGGCGGCCACCAGCGCCGGAATGTTCTTCTCGCCCGAGGCGTCGAGGAAGAAGACATCAGCGTCGTAAACCTTTCCCCGGAGGATGAAAAAATCCTCAACGTCTTACTGAATAAGAGCAAGGGCATTTGGGACGTAGCGAAACTGGTTGCCCTTATCGACGAAATCAAGGCAGCCGGCGGCAACTTGAAGGCCACTGGATTTACCGAGCTGGAAATCAGCCTCATGGGTGAGGACTTCGGCCACATCGAAGACCTCCTCAAAGAGGACTTTTCCGACGTCGGGAAGAAGGAAAGCGACACATTTGTTGCTACCTTCACTCTGCCGGAAGAACAGCACCAGCGTGTGAACCGCTACGTCGAAGACTACGGGAAGGTCGGCTTGGCGAAGGCCGTCATGGACAAAGTAAAGGGGCTCGTGTGATGAAGATTATCAGAAAACGTATTGCCGATATGGAGCGAGCGACCTACAATCCCCGCGTAGAGCTCCAGCCCGGGGACGCTGAGTACGAAACCCTCAAGCGCAGCTTAGAGCAATTTGGAATGGTCGAGCCCGTCGTCTGGAATGAACGGACGAACCGCGTGGTCGGCGGCCACCAGAGGCTCACCGTGGAAGCAGCCCTCGGACATGAGGAGGTCGATGTCAGCGTCGTAGACCTCGACGAGATCAAGGAAAAGGAGCTCAACATCGCGCTCAACAAAATCGGCGGCAGATGGGACACGGAAAAGCTCGGCGCCGTTTTCGACAGCCTCGGAGACCGGGCGCTGGAAACCGGCTTTACGCAGCCGGAAATCGACGAAGTGCAGGCGAAGCTGGAACAGCTCATTGACCAGGGCATGATAGACCAAGAGCTCGCCCAGATTGAAAAGACCTTCAATCTAAGCCTCCGCTTCGACCAGCACGACCGCGACGACCTGGAGGCATATATCAAGACCCACGGGAAAGACAGCCTTGTGGCCGTAATTCTCAAGACCGTTTTCGAGGAGGGCAACAACAATGGCGTGTAAATGCGGAAGCCAGATCGTGCTATGCAATCTCCCCATTCGCTTCGATACATACGTTGGATGCAGCCACGGGTGCCGGTACTGCTTCGTGCAGAAAAAGAACGGGCAGCTCGAAGCGGTGAAGAAGGGCGACACGGTTGAAAGCCTCAAGGCATTTGTCCAGGGAAAGCGCAGCGGAGAAACCGCGTGGTGCGACTGGAATATCCCCATTCATTGGGGCGGCATGAGCGACCCTTTCCAGCCAGTCGAAAAGAAATACGGTTACAGTCTCGAGTGCTTGAAGTATCTCGCAGAGACAAAATATCCCTTTGTGGTAAGCACGAAGGGACGCCTCGCGGCAAGCCCGGAATACCTTGAGCTCCTTGCGGAGTGTAACTGCGTCGTTCAAATCAGCATGGTATGCAGCCGGTACGACCAGCTTGAAAAAGGCGCACCGAGCTACGAGGAACGCTTGGAAATGCTGCGGACGATCTCGCCCAGAGTGAAACGCACAATCGTCCGCATCCAGCCATTCATGCACGAAGTTCTCCAAGACGTTTTGAAGAACCTTCCCCGCGTGAAGGCCGCAGGCGCCCACGGCGTTGTTGTGGAAGGGATGAAATTCGCAAAGGCGAAGCCTGGCCTCGTGCGCGTCGGCGGCGATTGCGTTTATCCCATTGAGCTGCTGCGGGCAGACTTCGAGCAGATTAAAGCAGAGGCCCACCGTTGCGGCCTGGTATTCTATTCTGGTGAAAACCGCCTGCGCAATATGGGCGACGACATGACCTGTTGCGGCATTGAGGGCCTGGACGGCTTCAAGCCGAACACCTACAACCTCTGCATGATGATAAACGGGAAGAACCCGCAGCCGACGGAGCGAATGAAGCAGGTCGGAACGGCCGACGCCTTTAAGACGCTCAATCAGACGGCCGGAAGCGGACAGAAAATCTCCAAGCAAAGCCTCGCCGGCATCATGCAGAATGAGCTCGCCCAGAAGGCGGACTATTACCGGAAGATTTTCGGGAAGGCCGGCCATGAATAAGCTGACGCCAGTGCAGAGCGTAGGCGGTCTGCTTTTCAAGCGCGACGATCTCTATGAGCCGTTCGGCCCGGGAGAAGTCAACGGCGGAAAAATGCGACAGTGCATGATGCTCCTCGATAGCGTGAAAGACGAAATCACCGGCGTCATAAGCTGCTGCAGCATACACAGCCCGCAGGCCCCTATCACGGCAGCGGCCGCGCTGGCCTTCGGAAAGCGATGCAAGATATTATACGGAGGCACCAGCCGCGCGAAGCTGCTGGAAAGCCCCATGCCGCGCCTATGCTTAAAATACGGCGCGACGGTCTTGCTTGCTACCAGGAGCGGCCGCCATAATGTGCTATACGCGAAGGCCAAGGAATTGAAAGGGCCAGAGGACTTCATCGTCCAGTACGGAATTAACCTTTCCGGGCACTCAGATGTCCTCCTTGGGGCCGTCGCAGCACAGGTAGAGAAATATCCCTGATGAAATTGAAAACCTCGTTATGACGTGCGGAAGCGGCATCACGGCATCCGGCGTTATGATAGGCTTGAATCGCTATGGGAAGAAGGTAAGAAATGTTCATCTTGTAGCGACGGCGCCAGACCGGCGCGAGAGCATACACCGAACGCTCAGAGAGCACGGGGCCGACAGGGATTTTATTTACCACGATTTGTTTCATACCGAAGGATTTGCATACGAGAAGCCGGCGACGGCTGTTTGGGGTGGCATCACGCTCCACCCAAATTACGAAGCGAAGACAATGCAGTGGTTCGTAAAAAGCGGCCTCGACCCTGGAAGCACGCTGTTCTGGATTGTGGGAGCAGCGCCCCGGAACATCCCGGCCGCCGGCAGACCATAGCAGCGGCGAGCGATGAAATGAGGGGAGGAAATGCCGAAAACGAGAGACGCGGAACGGCCTTGGGAGCGACAGCCCGGCGAAACTGAAAAGGCGTATGAGGCGTTTGTCGCTTACCGTGATTTGGGGGCGCAACGCAGCGTTTCGGCAGTTTCCGAGAAGTTGTCAAAAAGTAGACAGCTAATCAGCCGTTGGAAAGCTGCCTACTCTTGGGACGAGCGAGTGTTGGAGTACGACAATGAGCTCCAACGAGAAGCCAAAAGAACAGCTTCCGCAGAGCTGCGGAAAATGAACGCCAGACAGGTAAAAATCGCAATGCAGCTCCAGGAAGCCGCGCTCCAGGCGCTCGCCCGGCAGAACCCGAGCGATATGGCCCCGAAGGATATTATCGCTTACATCAAGGCAGCAACCGCTATTGAACGTGCAGGCCGCGAGGCCGAGGTCGAAGTAACATCCGCAGAGGTGCAGAAGACGGCCGCAGAGGGCCCGAGCACTTTGGCCGACGCCATCAACGAAGCCTGGAGGAAAAGGAAGGAGCAGAATGAGCCTTAACCCCGATGCAATCCTCTACTATTCCACCCATCCGGTCGAGTTCGTAGAAGACATCATCAGAGCAAAGCCGGACGCGCGACAGAAGGATATGCTACAAAGCGTAGCCGACTATCCACTCACCAGCGTCCGCAGCGGTCACGGCGTCGGAAAGAGCGCCGTAGAAAGCTGGCTCATTATCTGGTTCCTTTCCACCAGGCCGTACCCGAAGATTCCATGTACGGCGCCTACGAAGCATCAGCTATACGACATTCTTTGGGCCGAAGTCTCCAAGTGGTTGAGAAACAACCCCGTTTTGGAGAATGACATTCTATGGACGCAGGAAAAGGTCTTTATGAAAGGCTACCGGGAAGAATGGTTCGCGGTAGCCAGAACCGCGAGTAAACCGGACGCCCTTCAAGGCTTCCACGCGGAGCACGTTCTTTACATCATAGACGAGGCGAGCGGCGTCGAGGATAAGGTATTTGAGCCTATCCTCGGCGCTCTTTCTACGGAAGGCTCCCGGCTGTTCATGGCCGGGAACCCGACGCGGCTCACCGGCTTTTTCTTTGACAGCCACCACAAAAACAGAGCGCAGTACAACACCCTCCATATCGACGGCCGCGAGAGCAGCCGCGTTGACGGCGCCTTCATCCACACAATCACTGAAATGTTCGGCAAGGACAGCGACGTATTTCGCGTCCGCGTGGCCGGAGACTTCCCCAAGAGCCTGCCCGACAGCTTCATACCGATGGAGTGGTGCGAGAGGGCCAGCGCAGCCCACACGGCCCCAGAAAGCCCGAACCGCATCGACATCGGCGTGGACGTTGCTCGCTACGGCGACGACAGCAGCGTTGTATGCCCTGTTTTTGACAAGAGCATCCAGGCGGAGCCGGACATCTACCATCACAACAATACGACTGAGCTCGCCGGCCGTGTTATCATCACGGTCAAGCAGCTTGCCCGTGACTACCCAGCAGCAGAAATACACCTCAAAATCGACTGCGACGGCCTCGGCGTTGGCGTTTATGACATCATAAACGAGCAGAGGGACGACATCATCGACGCCGTTGAACAGGCCAGAGAGGCCGACGGAATAGACGCGCCGCGCTTCGTTTTTGAGCTTTACGAATGCCATTTCGGCGGCGAGGGCGGAACCGTCAGCGGCGACGAAGGCGACCCTATCGAATACGCAAACAGCACCGGCCTCATGTGGGGCGCGGTTCGTCTTGCTCTTTATGAGCAGCGCCTTTCCCTTTGGGAAAACGATCAGCAAATCAGTCAGCTATCAAACCGCAAGTACGTCGTCAACAGCAAGGGCCAAATCGAGCTTGAAAAGAAAGAGGCCATGAAGAAGCGCGGCCTCCCGTCTCCTGATATGGCGGACGCCCTTGCCCTTGCGCTTTACGAACCCAGGCGCTACACCTGGGAATTGGGATAGGAGGCAATTTTATGGACTACAACAGAGAAGGAGGTGGACGGATATGGCGATTTTCGGAAGACGGCGCAGCGTAGCGCAACAGTACACCGGCCAGAACGTCAGCGTAATGCTTCCGCGTTACACCACGCCGCCGGAGCACAATACGCGCGAATGGTTCGATATGTTCGGCAAAAATCCACGCCTCGCAGTGGTAGACCGAATTGCATCCGACCTTTCCACTTGCACGGGAAAGCTGTTCCGTGTAAATCCCGAGACCGGCGAGGAGACGGAAATTGAAAGCCATCCCTTCTTAGACTTCATGGCAAAGCCGAACCCGCTTTATGAAATGTCGGCCGCAGCCTGTTGGCGCCTGCTCCAAATCTACCTTGAGCTCAAGGGCGAAGGCTATTTCGTTTATGAGTTCGACGCAGCGGGCCGGCCGGCTGAAATCTGGCCGCTGCCGACGAGCTGGGTGCAGGAGACGCCTTACATCGGGCACCCGTATTACGAAGTGAAGACCACCAGCGGAAACATCCTGCAAGTTCCGGTCGATGATGTTTTCTACATGAAGGAGCTCAATCCGCTTGACCCCTATAAGCGCGGTCTCGGAAGCGCGGAGGCTCTGGCGGACGAAATTGAGACCGACGAGTATGCGGCGAAGTTCCAAAAGAAGTTCTTTTACAACGATGCAACGCCGTCCACCCTTATTGCCATGCCGGGCAGCAGCAAAGACCAACGCGCACGGTTCCGAGAGGAGTGGAACGAGAAGTTTCGGGGGCCTTTCAACAGTCATGGCATCGCCACCATTGACGGAGAAGTGACCGTCACCAAGCTCGCAGAGAACATGAAGGATATGGACATGATGCAAGGGCGCGAGTTCCTGCGAAATGCCGTCCTTGAGCATTTTGGCGTTCCCCGCGAGATCATGGGCATTACCGAGAACAGCAACCGCGCCACCAGCGACGCGGCGCAGTACATCTACGCTTCAAACGTCCTCATGCCGCGCCTCGGGAAGCGCGAGGAGGCAATTAACACGCAGCTTTTGCCGTTCTTCGGCGCCGACCTCGTATGGCATTTCGATGATATTGTCCCTCACTCTCAGGAGTTCGACAAAGCGAAGGCGCTGGACGGCTGGAACGCCGGCCTCCTGATGCGAGACGAGGCCCGCGAGCTGCTTGGTGTTCCCCCGTGCAAGTACGGTGGAAACGTCTACAAAATCAACGTATCTGATTTGTTTATCAGCGAGGAAGACGACCCCACGGAGATCACTTCGATGCTCTCCGCAGAGCCGGACGGTATTGACTTTCTCTACGACGAGCCGAACGAAAACGAGACTTCCACAGTGCCGTTATCAGAGACCATGAGTGACGCCCACGCGCACGAAGGAAAAGCGCAGCCGGGCGCTATTGCAAAGATGCTTGAAGCGGCTCAGAAGGCCCAGAGGGCAAAGTTTGAAATTGCTACGCTAAAATACTTCCGGGCACAGGAGAAGCGGCTCACCAAGGCCCTCAATGGTGAAGAAAAGGCCGATTGGAGTGTTTGGGACGTCCTTCAACCCTACATCACAGCCGACCATGTAGCAGACGCCGCCGCATGGGCCGCGCTTGGTGAGGATGGACAAAAAAGCCTCGTTTCACAGTTCATTGGCAGCCTGATTGACTGGCCCGGAGAAAAGCAGGCTATGGAGGAGATTTTCAAACCGCTCTGGAAGCAGACCTACGCCGCCGGCACAAAGCTCGCCGCTGATGCGTATGCAATTCGCGGCATTGACCGGCCGGAGCTCATTTCTCCGGCCAAGATTCAAGGCGGCCAGCGTGTCACGCACGTCACCCAGACGACGAAGGACAATATCGGCCGCATTGTTGCACAGGGCATTGAAAGCGGAAACAGCCGCGAACAGATGGTCGCGGAGATCCTGCAGGAGTACGAGATACAGTCCAAGAGCCGCGCGAAGCTGATAGCCGACCAAGAGACAATCACCACTCTTGAAACAGGCCATTATGACATGATGCGCTCGAGCGGTGCCGTCACAAAGACCTGGCACCACCGGCCGCAGAAGAACCCGCGCGACGGGCGCGACGGCGGCCCGAATCACGTTGCGATGGACGGCGAGACCGTCCCCATCGACGGAACCTTTAGCAACGGCCTTAGATACCCTTGTGACCCGATGGGGCCCGCGAGGGAGACCATCAAATGCCGCTGCTATGTCACCTATAACCGATGAAGGAGGCGTGAGCGTATGTTTTTCACGCAGAAAGACGCAGAAGCAGCCGCGAAGGCCATAGGGCTCGACTTTTCAGCGGAAAAGTTCACGGTTGACGATCTGCTTGCCGGAATGAACGCAGAGCTCCGGCACGGGACGAAGGCAGGAAGCGCCAACGTCACCAACGACGACCCCACAATGACGGCGAAGCTCGCAGTATCAAATCTGCGGGTGTCGCCGTCTTATTATTCCCAGCGCGTGGGGAAAAGCGCCTGGGAGCGTTCCCTTGCGAAGGGAGTGCAGCACAGAGGTGTGCGGACTGAGTTCAAAACGATTGAGTTCGCATTGGAGGACTACGACGAGGAAGAAGGAACCTTCTCCGGCTACGGCGCAGTATTCTCCAACATCGACAGCGGCGGCGACATCATCGAGCCGGGCGCCTTCACGAAGACAATCGCCGAAGGCGTTGGAAGGGTGAAAATCCTTTCCGGGCATAACGAGAGCCTGCTCCCCATCGGTAAGCCTCTGGAGCTCCGCGAAGATGCAAACGGCCTGTTCCTCAAAGCCAAAATCAGCGACACCACCCTCGGCCGCGACGTCAGGACGCTTATCAAAGACGGAGTTTTGTGCGAGCTCTCCATCGGCTACGGCCCCGTAGTCTTCGACTACGACGAGGCAGGCATCCGCCACCTCCGCGAAGTCAAGCTCTGGGAGGTCAGCGTGGTAACCTGGGCCATGAACGACCAGGCTGTTATTACGGACATCAAGAGTGAGGCTACCGAGAGAATTAAGGAAGCAGCCCGCGACGTAGAAGCCGACATCAAGGCCGGCCGCAAGATTTCCGCAGCGAGGCTCAAATCGCTCACGGAAGCCAGCACGTCGATGAAGGCCGCCGCCAAACTTCTCGACAAGGTAATCGCAGAGGCCCGCAACGACGACGGCAAGGGCGCAGATAACCCAGAAGCGCAAAAATCCCAGCAGACGGGCCACCACTTCAAATTGGCCCCGACGCAGCAGAAAACCATCAAAATTATACCGAATAGGAGGACAACTTAAATGCCTAACCCCAAGAACAGAAAGACCGCCAGCTCTGCCAAGATGGGCACCGACGAGCTGAAAGAGCTTATCAAGAGCGCGGTCAAGGAAGCTATGTCCGGCACCAAGGACGACGGCGCCACCGACGCCCCACTGGACGGCATCAGCACCAACGACGTGCTGGGCGTCATTGAGCAGGCCATCGAGGCCGTCAGTGAGAAGCACAAGGCCGACGTGGAGGCCGGCGGCGAAGACAACGGCGTTACCACTGAGGAGATCGTGCAGGAGGCCGCCGCGCTCCTCGCCGAGCTTGCCCCCGACGAGGGCATGGGCGACGACGTCGACGAGGATACCAAGGACGACGACGAAGACCCCGACACCAAGGACGACGGAGACCCCGAGGACACCGTGAAGCGCCGCAAGGCGAACGCCGGCAACCGCCAGGTAAAATCCGCCGCGCAGCCGGCGCCCGAGCGCAAGTATGCGAACCTGTTCATTTCCGGCCCCACCAAGACTAACCGCGAGGAAAAGAAGGTGCCGCCTATGGTGCAGCTTGCCCGCGCTATCAAGTGCCTGGACGTCTTCGGCCGGAATGACCCCGAACGCGCTGCGTTCTACGCAAAGCGCAAGTATGACGACGAGAGCATGAGCCGCGAGTTCAAGGCCCTCAACGCTACCTCGCCTTCCGCCGGCGGCTTCCTTATCCCGGAGGCCTACCTGGACGACGTAATC